TCAAGTAATAATTGAAAAAGCTACAGCTGAAGCAGATATTCAAATAACAAAACGCTGGGAAAGCGATATGACATCAGACTCTTGGCTTAGTAAAAATACTAGGCCACTCACTTTAATTTATTTAACTTTAGCCATGACAATATTTATAATTTTAGACTCAACCGTTTTATTGGAAATAAACAAAGGATGGGTCTCTTTATTAGAAGCATTATTATTAACAGTTTACGTGGCGTACTTTGGAAGTAGGGGCGCTGAAAAAATTACAAAAATAAGAAAATAAATTAACATGAGTGTAATAGGAACAACACATAAGCAGCCAAGGGTATTTTCACACGACGCGCTAGCAATTTCTGATTTACCAGGTTGTATATATAACCAGGTTTCAGGTATAGCTATTAATACAGCACCAGGCACTAATTATGGAAAAGGCTTTGAATTAAACGGTGTTTATATAGCAATACTAGATGAATACGAAGGCAGGACCGTAATGGTTAAGGTTACAGCGATTGATCCTGCTACTGGATCTATATTATCTGTAGGTTTAACAGATATTGGATGTCCACAAAATACTAATTTAAGAGAAAATGATTTACTTAGTGTTATATGGACTAAAACAGATGGTGGTACTTTTAGTGAAGGAAGTTCAGCTATAGATGCTGTTAAAATAACATCTTTAGATAATTCTAATTGGGACTATGGTTGTCCAATTAGTCCTATTGAAACAAGATTCAAGGGACCCGTGAATAAAGGTTATAACCCTTTAAAATCTTACAGAAAAAAAGATACAGTAAAATACATAGCTCCTTTTACAAATCCAATAACTTCAGGAGAACCACAAGAATGTGAGTTTCTTAGTTATTCAACTGGCGCTAGTCTTTACGTTGGTTATGATTTATCTAGACTAGAAGTAGTTATGGAGAGTGGAAAACCTGTTACTTGGTATAACGTACCAGCTGGTAGTTTTATGCCTGTTTCTGTTTTAACTGTAATAGATGCCGAAGCTGCTGGTCCTAATGATAATGACAAGCCTACTAAAGAGGATTTAAAAGAATATATTTTAGCTTTATTTTAAAATGGCTGGTATATTAAGTAATAAATGCACTGTACCTGCTATTTCAAGTGCAGGTGGTCCGAGTGGTGCTAACATAAGACCTATAGTTAGAGGTATAAGACAAGAAAGATCAGCATATCCTTTTTACATCTTGTGTGAGGATCAAGCAAATGAAGACTTTATAATACAAGAATAATGGCAAATAGAAAAATATCACAATTTACACCGGAGACAGATATAACTAAAATTGAAGGTTTAGCTGGGTACGATAATAATATTACTAATGTACAGATAAGTGGTAACCAATTGGTAACTTCATTAGAAGAAAATTTATACAAGCCTTTTGGAGCTGAACAAACTGTGTTAACTATCCAAAATGGATCACCAGCTTGGGTTTTACCTACATCAGGAAATTCACTTACACCAACTGGTAAAGATCAGCAAGGTAATAACGTAATTGGTTCAATTGCCACAGAATTAAACTTTGATACGTCAGGTTTTTACGTCGCTAAAGCTGGTAGTCCTATTGGAAGTATATTTAAAGTGTATGCAAAACCTCAAAATGTTGCTGTTACAAATCCTCAGGGCGGTACGTATTCTGTTAATGAATTTGATTTTGAAGCTGGAACTGCTACAGAACCAGGTCCTTTTTCTTTAGACTACAACACAGGAACTGGAATAATGCAAGTTAGTGTTGAAGATGAATATTTTACATCTTTAAATTCTATACCTGTTACTGGTGCGAACGCTACAGGCACTGTGGTATCTGGATCTGCTAAAAATATTACTTTTAATCCTAATAATTTTACACTTGCAGGACCAACTTCACCACCAGCTGATAATTATACAGCTAGTTTAAAATTTACTCCAGCTATACAATTAGATAATAGTAGCACTTTAAGTGTAAATGCTAGTACATCAGCTGCCGCTATTAGAACTTTAATTGGAGCTGGAACTAGTGATTTTGATGGTAGTTATAGTAGTCTAAGCGGCACGCCAACTATTGGTGATGGAGAATTAACAATCACTGTTGATGGTACTGCTAAGACATTTAAGGCTAACCAAACTGGTAATGAAACTGTAACTATAACAACTGGAGGTGCTTTACCTATAGAAAATGCAGGAGTACAAATAACTGCAGCTGTTGATAAAATTAATTTTACTGGAAATGGAGTAACAGCCTCAGTTGCGGTAGGCACAAGCGATGTTACAGTAAACGTGCCAGGTGGTAGTGGTCCTGGAGGCTCTAGTGCTTTTGCTACAATTACCACAGATTCAACTACTGGTGATGCTGAGTGGGACTATGCTAACGATGGACCTAATATTGAATGGAAACCTGAATTTCCAAATGCTAGTTTTTGGAACTTATTGAAGATGAAAAACAATGTTATGCCAAGTAATGGTGATCATGGATATTTAATTTTAGATCCAAGTCTAACATCAGTTTTTCAATTACCTTCTAATTCTCTAATTTTAAATGGAGATGTTTTACCAGGTGGTACTAATACCATTACTTACGAATGGGTTTATGATGGGACTAACTTTCATTGGGAAAAACAACCAAATCAAATTACGCCAATCTACGCTCCGTTTAATCCTTTTCCTGCTAATAATCTTATAGGTGTATGGGATCCTGATACGCTAAACCCTGTTAACATGCAGTATGGAAATCCATACGATGAAGATGTTATTCCAAACGATCCTGGGTCTAGTACAGATATATCGGTTAATTATGCTGTTGGAAATGGTGCTTCGTGGATTAATAGTTATAGTTCAGGTTCTTTAATAACTAATTTAGTAGCAGCTTTAAATCCTACTGACGCAAGCGATGATGATTATAAACCTTCGTTTGTAGTTAATTATATGGGTGGTTTAAAACTAGCTGAATATGACGAATCAACAGATCCTGAAATTCAAATACCTAATCCAACAGAAGTTGATGATACTACTAATAAAGAAACTTTTTATTTCCATGAATTTGAATCAGATGGTAATCCTGGAACTTATACCACTGCTACTGAAGATGTTTTAACAGTCGTTGGTGGAATTAACACTAGTGAAAGATCAAGATTTACTATTACTAGCGATGGTACAGATATAACAAGTATAGAAGTAACAAACACCGGTAAGGGTTATGCGTTAGGTGATTTGATACAAATAAATATGGATGACTCTAATCTTGGAACTGGTTATATTTATATCTTAGTTAACGATAAGAATATGCTAGGTGGTCAGGGAGCTGGTTCTAAAAAAGCAACTGCTGTTCAAGTTGGCTATGCTAATGACACTGATCTTTCAACTTCAAGTGGTTCTCAGTTTAATCACCCTGGCTTTGGTTCAAGCACTTACAACTCTGAATATAGATTTACAAACTCAGCTATTTCAAGTAGTCAATCATTGCAATTAACGGTTGTCATGTGGATTGCTGGACAATATCCCCAGGGAAGCTCAGGAGGTTCATTTAATGGTTTATTTGACTTTGTCGCTAATCCAAACCCAACTGGAAACGATTATGCTCAAAGTATATATCTTGATGGAACAACTGGATATTTTTACGACTACTCAAACAATACTAAGCCGTTTGATGAAGTTTCAAAACTTGGTGATTTTTCTAGTGGCTCGGGATCTGCTGTAAACTTTAATAATCAGTGGACATTCGTAGCTTTTAATCTATTTGGATTTGCGACTGGTACGAATGTAGCTAACTTTATGTCTATATACATGGCTAATCAAGCTTCTGTTGATAACGCTGGAAATGCAAATTGGGATTATGGTGCAGGTTCATCAAATGCAGTAAGTGTTGACGCTAACGGTTTTATGTCACAAACTATAGATGATTTAAGTTTTAATGAAATAACTTGGAATAGATTCTCTTTAGGTGGAAATTTCTATCCCAATGGAAACGTTCAGGGCGAAGAAGCTTGTAGATTTAAAATAGGCAAGGTTGCCTTGTACAATGGATTATTACCAATTACACCAGGTAACAATGCAATATTAGATATGTTTAATGCTACTAAAGGTTATTATGGCATATCTTAAAAACAAAAAAACAAACAATTAAATTTAATAAAATGAATAAAATAAAAGAAGAACAACTTAAAACAATTCAAGAACAACAAACTAAAATTCACCAATTACTTAATGAGATAGGTGTAAGAGAAGCTCAAAAAATGGATTTACTAAATCAACTAGCTAGAGAAAATGAAGAGGTAAATGAATTTAAGAAGCAACTTGAAGACGAGTATGGTCAAGTTAATATAAATGTAGAAACTGGCGAATACGAAGAGATAGAAAAAGATGAAGAAAACAAGTTAAAAGTTGTAAAAGAGGTGGAGGAACCTACCGATGCTTAATAAAATAAGAAAGATCAGTATTGGTTCTGACTATAAAAATGATGCAATGCACTACTCCATAGGTCAAGAGGTCTATGGAGGGCATATCATTTCAGATATAATAAATTCAGAAAAAGACGGTGAGTATTTTATATATATAAAAAAACAAGATGAAATACTACCATGGAAAAAGTTTAATTCAAATATGGCTATTGCTGTTGAATTTGATTTAAGTTATAATGAATAGTTTATATGATTATATAATAAAGCCGATAGGTGAAAGATATAACAATACTAAAAAGATTGGTACAAAATCTTTAATACTAAATACAAAAATAGAAAACTTTAAAATAATTAATAAATTAGCTAAAGTTATAAGTGTACCAAAAGCTTATGATTTACCTATAAAACCTGGTGATGTTGTCTATGTTCATCACAACGTATTTAGAAGGTTTTATAACATGAAAGGTAAACAACAAAATAGTAGATCCTACTTTAAAGAAGATCTATATTTTTGCTCTCCAGATCAAATATACCTATACAAAAGAGATAATAAAATTAAATCATTTTTAGATAGATGTTTTGTTAAACCTATAAAATCTAATGTTATGGGAGAGAAAACAAAACCAAATATGGGCATACTAAAGTATGGTAATAAAATACTTGATTCTTTAAGTGTTTTTAACGAAGATATAGTTAGTTTTCCTAATTCTAGAGAATGGGAGTTTGAAGTGGAAGGTGAAATATTATATTGTATGAAATCAAAAGATATATTATTAAAACATGAACATCAAGGAAACGAAGAAGAGTATAATCCAAGCTGGGCAACTAGCAGTGAAGGAACTAATAAAAGTTGCAAAAGAGCCGATAGTGGACACGGGAGAGGACGTAACTGCGGATCGCCTGAAAAATGCAGCTGCAACAAAAAAGTTAGCAATATTTGATGCTTTTGAAATATTACACCGAATACAAGAAGAGGAGAATTTACTAGAAGGAAAACCAAAAGAAGAAATTAAAGAAGAGAGAGTTTTTAAATTTGCTGAGGGGAGGAGCAAGTGAGTTATCAACAGTCACTCTGGAAAGAGATAAAAGATGTAGTAAATCCTAAAGTGTTATCTAAACAAAATAGATATAAAAAATGGGAATATGGTTACAACGCAGATTATGATTTTATTGTTATAAGTAAAACTGGACAAATTGGACAGATCATTGAAATTCAAAACCTCCGTATTGCTTTACCAAAAGCAGACAAACCTTTTAAACGAAGCGAGGTTAAAACGGAACAATATTGGGAAAAACAAGAATACCCAAAAGAATTAGCTAGAATAAAAAGCAGGTTTGACTGGGAGGATTACCCATCAGATTTTAAAGAAGAATGGTACGATTATATAGATGATGAATTTAAAAAAAGAGATGAAGGTTACTGGTTTTATAACAATGGTAACCCTACTTATATCACTGGTACTCACTACATGTATTTGCAATGGTCAAAGATCGACGTCGGAGCTGCCGATTATAGAGAGTCAAATAGACTCTTCTTCATATTTTGGGAAGCATGCAAGGCAGATAATAGATGTTATGGAATGTGCTATCTTAAGAACAGACGGAGTGGATTTTCTTTCATGTCCTCAGCTGAACTCGTTAACCAAGCCACAATATCTAGTGATGCGAGATTCGGTATCTTATCTAAGACTGGAGCAGATGCTAAAAAAATGTTCACAGATAAAGTTGTACCAATATCCGTTAACTATCCGTTTTTCTTCAAGCCAATCCAAGACGGTATGGACCGTCCAAAAACCGAGTTGGCGTATAGAGTCCCAGCTTCAAAGCTTACTAGACGAAAACTAGATGATAACGTAAAATTAAAAGAATTACAAGGTCTTGATACAACTATAGACTGGAAAAACACGGGGGACAACTCTTACGATGGTGAGAAATTAAAAATATTAGCACACGACGAATCAGGAAAATGGGAACGACCAGACAATATATTAAACAACTGGAGAGTT